AAAACTGCGGCGGAAAGTGGAAGGGGAAGAAAGATGATTGAAGGCCAACCCCAGGAGCAAAGGAATTCTCGACCCAAAGTCTTACTCCCATTCGGGAACCCAGCTGAAATCCACTCAAGTTGGCCTTCAACGCAAAGCATAATCGGCAAGCGCCGGGACTGTCAATGTCAGGTGTGTCCATATGGGCACGGAAAGGTCGCATCATGATTCATGGTGTAAGCATCACCGACGCGGCAAGTCAGGTGGAATCGGCTTATTCTCTGCCGTTGTCGCCGCGCATGAGCTACGGGCAGATGCGCATGGCGCTGTACAACGTCTCGCCCGACCTGCAAGTATCCAGTGCCCAGTTGCCGGGGCAACTCGATGGAATCTACTGCCTCCAGACCAATACGGTGCTCATTGACCGGCGCATAACCTACACGCGCAAACGCTGCGCACTCGTGCATGAGCTTGTCCACTGGAGACACGGAGACGACACCAGCAACGGCTGCAACGGCGGCAAACTTGAGCAGAGATGCCGACGTGAGACCGCGATGCTGCTTATCAACCCGGCCGAATACGCGGTGGCGGAACGCATGTACGACGGAGAACCACACCAGATGGCCGCCGAATTGAACGTCACCGTCCAAGTCATCGAAGACTACCGACAAATCCTAAGCGAGATAACCCACTAAGAAAGAAGAAAACCATGAAAAAGACAATCACACTGCTGATAGCGGCACTGTTGCTCGCCGGACTGACCGCCTGCGGAGGAAGCAACACCGCATCCGACGCGCCCGCCAAAACCGACAGCACGTCAAAGACGGAAACCAAGAAGGAGGAGCCCAAGCCCCAGCCGGCCGATCTGACCGGCACCTGGAAACAGACCAATTCCAACGACCCGAACTCATACATGGAAGCTACCATCAGCGGCGACACCATCGAGGTCAACTGGATCGGCACCGACACCAAGAGCCTCTATTGGAAGGGCACCTATCAGGCCCCGACCAAGGCCGGCGACTGGAAGTGGACCAGCCAGGGCGACACCGAAACCATGGCTCAATCCCTGCTCGCCTCGCAGGACGCCACCAAGGACTTCGCTTACAGCGAAGCCGACGGCGTGAGCTGGGAGACCACCGCGCTCGGCACCACCATCACCGTCAAAACCGCCAAGCAGTAAAGAAAAGCCCTGCTAACGCGCCAACGTCAACAGGGCCGGCCGGTTCTGGCCGGAATGGCCGGAGTAAAACGAAAGGCTCCGGAATCACTTCCGAAGCCTTCGCCGACCGGGTACTCCCAATCCACACAAATCATTGTACTCACCATAACCGTCCAAATCATCGGAGACTACAGGGCGCTGCTCTATGAGCACGTGAGATGAAGATGGAGCATACCTATGGCACGAGTGTTCATCGTTGACCGTTGGCTCAAAAACGACGAGAACGGCAATCCGCCGACTGCTGCGATGAAGCGCAGTCTCGCCAACGTCAAAGACCCCATGAAGGCCAAGGTGCCCGCCGAACACCGCAGCAGCACCTACGGAAAGTACGACCGCTGGCGATGCCGCTGGTACGCCGAGGCACAGGGCGTGAAGACCGAGAAGTCCAAAACGTTCCGGCTCCTGTCGGACGCGGAGGAGTTCAAAGCCGCCATGGAGGACGACATCAGGCGCGGCCGCTACCACGACCCCAAGCTCGCGCAGAAGCCATTCCGTCGGGTCGCCGAGGAGTGGACGGCAACGAAAGCCGACATCAAACCCGGCACCCTGCGCCGCTACAAGCGAGAACTTAGAATCTACATCAACCCCCAATGGGGCGACACCCCCATAGGGGACATCAAGACGGAAGCGATACAGAAATGGGTGAACCAACTGTCGGAGGGCGGCTATCCGGCCGACAGAAAACGCGGAACGGAAAACACTCGCGCGTTGAAGCCACGGTCGATTCGCAACATCGTGCGCGTGGTCATGGGCGGTGTGCTCGGCCATGCTCTGAAACAGGGATATATCACCGCGAATCCCATGCAGTCCGTCGCCACTCCGCGCGTCGTCGACGATGACGACGACATGGTATTTCTCTCGATTCCCGAGGTGGAGGATCTGGCCATCGAGGCCGGCAGAGTAAAGAACGACCCGCAGGACACGCTCATCGTTCGATGGCAGGCCTACGTCGGGCCGCGCATCGGCGAGACCTTCGCTCTGCAGGTCAAGGACATGGACTTTCCCCGTCGGCGAGCGCGCATCCGCCGCACCTGGGCGGAGGATAAGGACGGGAAGATGATTCTCGGTTCCCCGAAAAACGGGAAGGCGCGTTGGGTGGCGTTCCCTGAATTTCTTGTGGCTGGTTTGGAACGTCAGTGCGATGGGCGTGATCCTGATGATTATGTGTTCCGTGCGGCCCGTGGCGGCAATCTGTGGGTCAACACGTGGAGGTCGCGCATTTGGAGTCCGGCCGTCAGGCGTGCGGGTATGGAGGATTCCGGCGTGCGCATCCACGACCTGCGCCACACGTATGCGAGCATCGCGATTGCCAACGGCTGCGACGTGAAGACGTTGCAGTCCCAGTTGGGGCATTCGAGCGCTATGGTCACGCTTGACACGTATGCGCGGTTGTGGCCGGAGAAGCTGGATGAGGTGGCCGATGCTGTGGGCCGTGCCAGGGCGGAGGAACTGGACGAGGCGGCGTAGGTTCTGCGGTCATCGGATAAAATCGGATAAATCGGTTGAACCGGATAAAAGGAAAAACCCCGGAATCGTTGAGATTCCGGGGTTTTTGGTCGGGCTAGCCGGATTTGAACCGGCGACATCCTGCTCCCAAAGCAGGCGCGCTACCAAACTGCGCTATAGCCCGATGCGCCATTAAGGCACAATGAATCATTATAAACGACGCTGGATACATTGCGTGTCGAGCATATGAATTCAAAAAAGGTTCTGGATTCTCTTGATAGCTTATGAGCGACATCTTTATTCATTGATGCTCTACAACGACTAGGTTTGGATCTGCATCGATATCCGGCGCATCCGCTGGACTAACAAGGACCGTGCAAACGATGTGGCCCCGACTTCCTGCGAGGAAGTCGGGGCCACATCGTTTGCACGGTGGACTATCGGATCAATTCTGATCAGATCAGCTCGAGGTCGACATCGAGGCTGATCGGCTTGTCCGCCGGGATATGGTACTGGGGGTGCACCGGCGACATCCAGGAATCATCGCCGCCAACGCCCATCTGTGCGGCAAGGACGCGCAGGAACATGTGCTTCGGCTTCGGCAGCTCGTCCTGGTGCTGAGCCTCCTCAAGCATGAAGCTGGAGTACGGCAACAGGCTTACCGCGAACGGCGCGGCACCATCGGCGCGGCTGACGCGCATGCCGTGGCCGTGATCGTCGGTAATCTCGGCCCAACGCACATCCTCATGGTTGCCCGTCTCCTGCGGCATGAGGTACGGCGCATGATCCGCGAAAGCGTTGGTGCTCCACACGCCGAGCTTGGCGTGTTTGCGGTCCAGGTACGTCTCCGCCGGGCCGGTGCCGAAGAACCTCAGGTTCGTGTACTGCACAGGCAGCGTCCATTCGATGCCGAACGCCGGGATGGTGGGCAGGTCACCCTGCTCTCCAGGGTATTCGACGTGCAGGTTCACGCGGCCATCGGTGTGGGCCGTGTAGGAGACGGTCACCTTGGTGCGCTGCGCGGTGGCGAGCTCATACGTGTACGTGCCCTTGAGCGTGCTGTCGTCGATCTGCTCGAGCACGTTGTCCACGCAGCGGGCGTAGCGTCCGGCGCCCAGCCACTGGACGCGCTCGAAACCGTGACCGGCGCCGCGATCGTTGTCAGTCAGCGGACGGAAGGTGGTGATTGCGGGACGGCGCAGCACGAACTCGTTGCCGGCGAAGGTGTAGGAGACCATGCCGCCCTGGGTGCGCGACAGCAGGACCTCGCGTCCGGCGCCTCGCACGCCGGCGTTCCAACGGCCCACGGTGATGGTCCCATCGGCCGGCTTCGTGTCGGGCGTCGCGGTGGCGTCCGCAGGCACCACGGTCTGTCCGAAGGCGAGCTCGTAGCCGCTCTCGGCCCAATCGGTCGCCTTGGCGAGACGCTGCGAAACCTGCAGCACCAGTTCGCGGGCGTCGGCGCGGTACGCCGCCACCGGCCATGCGACATCGAACGTGCGGGTCTCACCGGCGGGCACGTCGAAACGCCGGGTGGACTGCCAGACCGGCTTGCCGTCGGCGAGAACGCTCAGGACGAACACGTAGTCGCCGGTGGCGGTGAACAGGTTGTCGTTCTTGACGGACACCGAGTCCTTCGTCACGTCGATGTGGACGTTCGAGTACAGCTGCTTGACTTCCTGGGCCTTGGGGGAAGGCTTGCGGTCGGCGAACAGCAGGCCGTCGCCGGAGAACTCGTAGTCGGACGGACGGTCGCCGAAGTCTCCGCCGTAGCGCAGGCTCCTGGTGCCGTCGGGCTGGGTGGCGTAGATGGCCTGGTCGATGAAGTCCCAGATGAAGCCGCCCTGATACTTCGGGTAGCGTTCGAGCGCCGTGTATTCGTCCATGTTGCCCACGGAGTTGCCCATGGCGTGCATGTATTCGCAGGAGAGGTACGGCTTCTGCGGGTCGTCCTTCAGGTACTTCTCGATCTCGTCGGCATGCGAGTACATACGGGTCTCGATGTCGGTGACGTCATCGTAGTCACGGTTGTGGGTCACGCCCTCGTAGTGCACCGGACGGTTCGGGTCGATGTCGTGCACGTGCTTGTACATGGCGCGGAACACGTCGCCCACGTAGGATTCGTTGCCCAGTGACCAGATCAGCACGCTCGGGTGGTTGTAGTCGCGACGCATCATGCTGTTGACGCGGTCGACGCAGGCGCCTTCCCATTCGCGCTTGCTACCCGGCACGATGGTGTCCTCGGTGAGGACGTCTCCGGGCAGGGACCAGCTGCCGTGGGCTTCGAGGTTGGCTTCGTCGATCAGGTAGATGCCGTACTCGTCGCACAGTTCGTACCAGCGTTCCTGGTTCGGGTAGTGCGAGGTGCGGATGGAGTTGATGTTGTGGCGCTTGCAGAAGACCACGTCATCGATCATGTCCTGCTCGGTGATGGCGCGGCCCCGTTCGGCGTCGAACTCGTGGCGGTCGGCGCCCTTGAACACGATGCGCTTGCCGTTGATGGTCAGGATGCCGTCCTCGATGCGGAAGCGGCGGAAACCGACCTTCTGGGACGTGCATTCGATGACGTCGCCCGCCTGGTCGATGACGTCGACGTCAAGCTCGTACAGCGTCGGGCTTTCGGCGCTCCAAGGGGCGATGCCCTGCAGCGGCCCGCTGGAGATCGCGGTCTGCGCCTCCGCGTCGCCCGTCGTCTGCCACACCGTGTTGCCGTCGGCGTCCTTCAGGGTCGCGCGGACCGTGGCCGCGTCGGCCGCGTTGAGCACGGTCAGCGCGGCATCGAGGGAGGCGGTGCCGGCCTCGGGATCCCAATCGGCTTCGATCTGCGTGTTCTCGATGTGCACGTGCGGGCGGGCGGCGAGTTCGACGGAGCGGAACAGGCCGTGCAGACGCCAGAAGTCCTGATCCTCAAGCCAGGAGGCGCTGGAGTATTCGTAGCAGGCGACGGCCACGACGTTCTCCCCGTCGTGCAGCAGTTCGGTGATGTCGAACTCATTGGGCGTGAAGCCGTCCTCGCCATAGCCGACGAACGCGCCGTTGACCCACACGTAGATCGCCGTGGCCATGCCGTGGAACACGATCGACACCGATCCGCCGGCCTGCTTGGCGTTTGCCACGGGGGCGGAGACGGTGAACTTCCTGCGGTAGAGCGCGACGTGATTGTTCTCCGGGATGTTCGGTTCCAACGGGTTCTCGTGGCCGTCCCACGGATACTGGACGTTCACGTACTTGTGGTTCATCAGACCGGCCGTCTGCAGGTGGCCCGGAACCTGGATACGCTCGAACGAGGAGTCGTCGAACGACTCGGCCGTCGCGGGTTCCTCTTCGAGGTTGATGTCGGCGGCCTGAACGACCTCGACCCGCCACTCGCCGTCAAGGCTCTGCTTGAGATCGGACCATTGTCCGCTCTGGGGGTCGCGGGCGTACCACTTGTGGCTGGAATGGGCCGGAGTCCGGTTCACCTCGAACACCGTCGGGTCGGTCAGCCAAGCCTGCGATGCGCGATCGACATGTGTGACGTCTGTCATGTTCTCCTGCTTTCTGTCATTACCTCGTTGTGAATGATATTATGGAAGAGGCCGGGGCCTCCTTTACCGAAAAGGATAAACAGTTTTTATATAAAACGCAAATCCTGTTTACCGCTTCCAAATCACTGGCACTGCTTGCCGTCGACGCTACGCCGCGTCCGTGCAATGTCTCGGTTCAGCTCATGTTATCCCATCCTTGCGACACGCTGTTTATCTCCTTGTTTACTAATGCTTTTTTCTTTCGGTGATAAAACTTGTATGCTTACGGTGATAAAACTTGTATGCTATACTTTACAAAATCAATGAGTGATTCCATGCTCTGGGTTCTTAAGGAGAAGATTAATGAGCAACGAAAATGTCGCGGACGGTGACGTCCGCAGGAAGGGCGGGTTAGGCCAGCGCATCGCCTACGCGTGCGGCAACTTGGGGCAGGCTGCCTTCTACAACGCGATGAGCACGTACTTCGTCACGTACGTCACCAGCTGCCTGTTCGTCAGCTACAGCAAGGCTCTAGCCGCCCAAATGATCGCCGTCATCACCGGCCTGATCGTCGTTATCCGCATCGCCGAGATCTTCATCGATCCGCTGCTGGGCAACCTCGTGGATAACACCACCACCAAGTGGGGCCGTTTCCGCCCGTGGCAGTTCATCGGCGGACTGGTCTCCTCCGTGTTGATCATGCTCATCTTCTCCGGCATGTTCGGACTGGTCAACGTGAACACCACGCTGTTCATCGTGCTGTTCGTCATCACGTTCATCGTGCTTGACGTGTTCTACTCCCTGCGTGACATCTCCTACTGGGGCATGATCCCGGCGTTGTCCTCCGACTCCCACGAACGTTCCACCTACACCGCCCTTGGCACCTTCACCGGCTCTATCGGCTACAACGGCATCACCGTCATCGTCATCCCGATCGTCAGCTACTTCACCTGGACGTTCACCGGCGCCAAGGGCCAGGGCCAGGCCGGATGGACCTCCTTCGGCTTCATCGTCGCGCTCCTCGGCCTGATTACCGCCTGGACCGTCGCTTTTGGCACCAAGGAAAGCACCAGCGCGCTGCGTGCCAAGGCCCAGAAGAACGGCAACCCGTTCGAGGCGTTCAAGGCGCTGTTCCAGAACGACCAGCTGCTGTGGGTCGCCCTGTCCTACCTGCTGTACGCCATCGCAAACGTCATCACGACCGGTGTGATGTACTACCTCTTCGTGTTCGTGCTTGACGAGCCTGCCGCCTTCTCCATCACCGGCATCATCCCGCTGATCGCCGGATTCATCATGGCGCCGCTGTACCCGATTCTCAACCGCTGGATTCCCCGTCGCTACCTGTTCACCGGCGGCATGGTCTCCATGATCATCGGCTACACGATGCTCGCCCTGTTCTCCAGCAACCTGCCGGTCGTCATCGTCGCCCTGATCTTCTTCTATGTGCCTGCGCAGTTCATCCAGATGACCGCGATTCTGTCGCTGACCGACTCCATCGAGTACGGCCAGCTGAAGAACGGCAAGCGCAACGAGGCGGTCACCTTGTCGGTGCGTCCCATGCTCGACAAGATCGGCGGCGCGATGTCCAACGGTCATGCCACGGCAGCCGACATGACCGCGTCCAACATCGCCACGTTCAAGACCTTCGCCTTCTACGTCCCGCTTGTTCTCATCATCCTCAGCCTCGTCGTGTTCTGGTTCAAGGTCAAGATCGATGAGAAGATGCATGCGCAGATCGTTGAGGAGCTCGAAGCCAAGCTCGCTTCCGGCGAGATCGTCGACGATGAGGCGCAGGCAGTTATTAAGAACTGA